GCCGCGGAGCACCCTGAAGGACTGGGCTGACGCCGGGAAGATCGCCGCCGTACGCACCGCGGGCGGCCATCGCCGCTATCGCGAGTCTGACGCCCGCGCGCTGCTGTCCGAGCTGCGGGGACTGAGCGAGGTGCCGGCGTGAACCCCACCTTCGTCACGCACATCAACACCAGGCAGGACATGTCCCGCTGGACCCGCGCCCACGCCGACACGCCTGGCATCAACTGGTCCGTTCAGGCCGGCCCGGGCGGCACGATGATCATCGTCGAGCACGAGGCGGACCGCCCCTTCCTGGCCGGGACAAGCGTCACGACCGCGGGAACTGGGGCGACGGCGTGAAGGCCCGGAGCACCCTGGAGTTCAGCCCCGGAGCGTCCGGCTCGCTGCTCGCCGCTGAGGAGCGGTCAGAGGCCGACTGGCAGGACGCCGCGCAGTGCGCGACCGCTGATCCAGAGGCTTGGTTTCCGGCGAAGGGCGGCGACTCGAGCCCGGCGAAGCGGATCTGCATGCGCTGCCCCGTACGGCAGCCGTGCCTTGAATACGCGCTGGAGAACGCGGACCGCTTCGGGATCTGGGGCGGAAAGAGCGAGCGGGAGCGCCGGAAGATCCTGCGCGACCGCGAGAAGCAGAAGCAGCGGCTAGCAGAAGCCGCGTAACAGAAAGGAACCTTCCGTGATTCTCCTCGTCCTCCTGACCGGCGTGGTGGCCATCTTCATCTGGCAACACATCACCGGCTGGGCCGAACTCGTCATCCTGACCAGCTGGGGACTCCTGGCCGCCAACACCCCGATCGGGCACATCCCGGCCATGTGGCTGGCGTCCCTGTCGGCGTCGCTTGCCCACCTGTTCTGATCGGAGACACCTGTCATGACCCTGCATCACCTGCCCGTCCCCGGCGCGGAAGATGCCCCCGATGAGGCACCCCCCGGCTTCGCTGCCGTGCTGCGCTCCAACTGGCCGCCCAGGGCCCTGAACTGGCTGGTGTACCTCGCGTCCGCGGTCGCGCTGCGGTTCATCGTGAACCTGTCCCCGGTCGCCACCGCACTGACCATGGCCGTCGCCATCCCGGCCACCACCGTGGCCGCGGCTGCCGCGGAGTACATGGCGGTCCGCTTCCTGCCGCGCCGCGGCGAGCCCGGCGCCGACGGCGAGGAGGACTGCGATGGGCGGTGAAGTGCTGGCGATCCTGTTCATCGTCGCCGTCATGACCGCCTTCACCAAGTCGGGCCGCAACTTCATCCGCTCCGCACACCAGGCGACCGGCTGGCGGACCCCCCGCAAGGCCGCGCAGCACCACTCCGGGCGCCTCGGCGGCCTGACCGGGCGCGGCATCGCCGCCGGCACGCGGGGTTCTGGTAAGGCCGCCAAGTTCGCCGGGCGCGGCGCTGTCTCCGGCATAGGGCGCCTCGGCAAGAACCGCCGTCCCCTGATCCCGCTCATGTGGCGCGGTGACCCGCGCGACACGGAGAACAACGGCAGCGGCGGCAGCGCCCCGCAGGCTGCCAACGCAACCCCGGTGAAGGTCACAGACCCCGGGCGCCGGACACCGCGTCAAGGCGCTCCCGGCAGCCCCCTGGCACCCGTGCCCGGCCCCGATAACTCCGGTACCGGGACGGACCCGGCGCCGGTGAACCCGCAAGTAACCGCCCCGGCCGGGGCGCAGCAGAGGAGAACCAACATGACCCAGCGATACACCCTGAACCTGGAGCCCCCGACGACGGACGGCGAATTCCTGGAGACCATCACCCAGATCGCCGACGTGCTCAAGTCGCTCGCCGAGCAGCTCGGCGAGTGGGCCGCCGACCTGGGTGCCCGGAAGCTGCCGTCGTCGGTGACGAACCCGCTGCAGCAGGTCAGCGAGGGAATCAAAGAGGCCGCTACCGGCGCCTCGCAGTCCGCGAAGGCGTTCGAGGACGAGTTCGAGGACGCCCGTGAGGTCGCCGCCCGCGGCATGCACTTCACCGGCCAGGACGCGGCCTGACCACCGCATCACCGTTAGGAGGAACTGACCGTGACCCTCGGCCGCCGCAGCGAGCAGGGCCCCCAGGCCGTCGCCTGGGGTCCGTACACCCGTGACCGGAACACCCGGAACGCCCGGGACACCGGGGGCACGGGAAGTTCCGGCGCGGCACGCGCGGCAGGGCGCGCTGTCGGCGGCTACGTCCGCTGGGTCGCCGAGAAGCCGGAGACACGCGGCCTCGGCACGGCTATGACCGCGCTGTACCCGGCCGGGGCGATCGGCTACGCCGTCCACGCGGACCCGCTCATGCTCGGCTTGTTCGGGCCGCCCGCTGCCGCAGCCGCATGGGTCAGCACGCACAAGACGCACGGCTCCCGCTGGTACTCCGCGACCGCCGCCTCACTGGCGGCCGGGGTGCCGGCGTGGCTGGCCACCGCCGCCGCGACCGGGGTCACGGATCTTCCGGTACTGCTCGGCTACACGGGCGCCGCAGCCGCGGGGTGGTCCGCCATCACCTGGTCAGACGTGATGAAGCACCGCCGGGCCCTGAAAGCCAAGCGCGCCCGCTGGCAGACCGTCGCCGCCGCCGCGGGCCTGGAAGGCAGCCACCTGGTCCGCGAGAAGGACACCCGCACCGGCCAGGAGTTCACCGTCGACATCCGCGGCACCGGCTCCTCTGCGACGAAACTCGCGCACGGCGACCTGGACGAGAAGATCGCCGCCGTCCTCTCGCTGCCCGCCGAGCGCGTCCGCGTCGTCACCGACACGAGGCACGCCGGGAACGTCATCATCACCGTGCAGATGAACGATCCGTGGGACGGGGACGTCACTCACCCCGCGCTCAACCCCGCGCACGCGGCGGCGCGCCGCTCCATCATGGACGGCCCCCTGGTCCTCGGCGCCGACCCTGACACCGGGGGGGACCTTACCCTGAACGTCTACGACGACCAGGGCGCCTGGCACACCAGTATGCTCGCCGCGACCGGCGGCGGGAAAACCACCACCTACTCCAACATCATCGAGGACTACACCGGCCGCAGGGACACCCTCGTCTGGGCGATCGACCTGCGCAAGGGCACTATCCCGTTCCTGTGGGGCGACGCCCTCGACGCCCGCGCGGGCCTGTCACCCGACGGCGTCCCCGAATACGACAAGGCGCTGAAGATCGTGGAATGGGGCGCCGAGATCATCCGGCAGCGTTCCGCCCGCAGCGGCGGGCGGAACCACGTCCCCACGCCCGAAGACCCGGCCATCCTGATCATCCTGGATGAGGGCGACACCCTGCTCGGCGCGAATTCCCCGATCGCGCACAAGGCCAAGGAGCCCGTCGGCGACATTCTCAAGGGCGGCCGGTCCGCTGGCGTCGGCCTCGCCTACGCCGGGCAGCGCGCCGTGGTGCAGTACACCGGCAACAAGGACCTGCACGCCAACGCCGGGAACAAGATCGCGTTGCGCCTCAACCAGGGCCACGAGCTGGGCAACCTCATATCCGACTGGGAACTGCTGGGCATGCCGGACATGGCCACCTACGCGCAGGGCGTGAAGGGCGTCGCCCTCGTCGTCGGCCCGGACGGCACCTGGAAAGCCGGCCGGGTCCGCGACCTGCACGACTTCGATCAGGTCATGGCCCTCGCCAAGCGGCGCGGCCGCCCCACGGCGGCCATCCCGCCTGCTATCGCCGCAGCGCTGGCCGGCTACGCGGGCCGCCATGACACACACGCCCCCGCAGCGGGCAGCGCGACCGCGGCCGTGCAGCCCGTGCAGCGCCAGGGCGAGCCCATCGCCCGCCTCACCGAACTCGCCGAGGACGTCGCCGAGCGCCTCGCCGGCATGCCCGGGCCGACCGACCCGCCCGTTCAGATCGCCGACCTCATCGCCGCCCGCGACGCGATCGACGGTGCTGAGGGCAACTCCCCGGCCGCGAACCGGGCCATTGCCGTCCCCGCCCGCATCTCCGGGCCGATACTGGGCCTCCTTCAGCGCCGCGGCGAGAACGGGGCGCGGCTCAGCGATCTCATCGCGCACACCGAGATCCCGCGCAGCACTCTCAAGCGCTGGCTCGTCATCCTCCGGGACCAGGAGCACATCGCCGTCACCGGCAGCACCACCGCCGCCCGCTACGTCCTGGCCGAGTTCGCGGCAGATGACGACACTCTCGACGAGGACGCCGACGATGCTGCCTGACCCGGCCCGCGAGCTTGGCTCACCAGCTTGGCCCACCAGCTTGGCTCGCCCGCGCTATGCAGGCAAAACGGGGAAGGTGAGCCAAGCCAAGTGAGCCAAGTCCCGGCCGCACTTCGGACAAAACAGGCATGCGTCACAAAATCCCCCCGCACCTCTGCCCGGACAGGAGCATGACACCCATGGATGCGAATCAAGCCGTGAAGGCCCGCGCGGTCGCCCGCGCGAAGTTCTGCGCCTGGACCGTCGCCATCAGCATGGCCGCGACCACGATGACATTCCAGGTCTACCACTCCATCCGCTTCGGCCAGATGCCCGTGCCGCTTGCGGTCCTCGAGGGCGTCGTCCCGCTGCTGATCTCCATGTGCATCCTGGAGTTCGTCTCCAAATGGGAGGGCGCCCGGTGGTGGGCCGTCACCGCCGCGTACCTGATCATGGGCGGCTCGATGTACCTGTCGGCCGCGGCGACCGGCGCCGTGGTGCTGCACGCGACGCCGGGGCACATGGCATGGCTGTTCGGCGTGCTGCTGGACGCCGCGGCGCTGCTCGCCGTGCACTTCATCCTCAACGGCCCGACCGCCGCCGACGTCAGCCGTCACGCCGCGGCCGAGGAGACCGCGCGAGCCGGACGGGAGGCGTCGCTGCTGTCCGAGATCGGGGCGCTGAAGCAGGCGCGCGACGCCCGCGCGAGCGCCCTCCGCGCCGAACTCGATGCGGCGAACGATGCGCGCACGGAAGCCGAACGGGTGCGCGCAGACGCGGAAGCGAACGCCGCGAATCTTGCGCGCAAACTGGAGACGCATGCGCGGGCGAAGGGTGCGCGCACGAAGGGCGCATCCGGGAGGCGCAAGAACGCCGGCGGGAAGGTACCGAACGACGTCGACGCACGGACTGAGGCACTGAAGATCCTCGACGAGCGACCCGACATCAGCGGTGCCGACCTCGGCGAGGAATGCGGCATGAGCAAGCGCTGGGGGCAGCTCCGCAAGCAGGAGTACGCCGGTCTCGTGTCCGAGGGCACCGAGGCTGAATGAGCGTCATCGAGATCATAGGCATGTAGCGGGCACGACGAAAGCCCCCCGCGCTTATGTGGCGCGGGGGGCTTTCGGCTATCTGGATAGTGCCTACATCGGCGGCAGGCTGCCACCGTTGCACTTGACAACCTGGTCTTCCGTCACGTCGACGACCGGCAGCACCTTGGCAAGCGCGGCCTGATTCTCGGGGTTGGTGATGTGCCGGCAGCCTCCGGCGCCGTAGAGGAAGGTCACGACCGCGCCGTTGACCTTCGTGCGCAGGATGATCATTTCGGGTGTCTCCTTCGGTTGCGATGCCGGCGCGGGCGCTGGGTCCGGCTTCGGCGCTGGCGGTTTCGGGGCGCTGCGGTGCGGCCAGCCGTCGTCATAGACGACGCTCGCGTCGTAGCCGGTGGTGTTGATGTACTGCGTGGCCGCGCACAGGGCGGAAGGCGTCCCGGGCGCAACAACCTGGTGCGGCTGGCCGGTGTAGTCGGCGGCCCAGATGTCATAATCCCGGCCGAGCACCAGGTTCCCGGTGGCCTGCCGCACGGCCGGGATCACCGAGCGGGAACAGTAGATCGTGGGCCGGTACAGTCCGGCGCGCTTGCGCATCTCGATCCACGCCTTAGCCTGCGCGGGTGTCGCGTCGCCCTGCTCGACGTCCAGGACGTCGCCGGTGTTGGCGCTCGCCGTGATCGAGATGTGGACCTTGACGGCGTGCGGGAACAGGTTCCATTCCGCAGTCGTCCAGGCATAGAGGCCGTTGTCGTACCCGGCGACCATTGCGGCGTTCGGGAACGAATGGTGAATGCCGGCGGCGAGCGAGCGGACGCCGTCGTACATGAGGCGGGTCATGGGCTGGTGGTCTCTCCGATCCTGATGCATGCGCTGATGGTGAGTGCGCGCACGCCGGCGAGGCACGACGGCGACGTCGGCGCGGGTGATGACGGCCGGGGCGACGTCGGCCGCGGCGATGGCGCAGGCGGCGCTGTCGTGGCGGCTGCGGCTGCGGCGCGGGCCGCCCCGGTGCCGAGCCCGGCGGCCAGCACGGGCACGCCTGGCGCAGCCGGGGCGCTCGAGGGAGTCGTGCCGGACGGCGGCGCGGAGCGGCGTCCTGCGGGCGTCCTGGACGGCTGCGGTGCGGCAGGCGGCGATGTGCTGCGGGGCGTGACGGACGGGCGCGCCGGCGCGGCAACGGGCGGCCTGGCGGACTGGTCGGTGTTGTGCTGGATGATCGCCGTCGCGGCCATGCCCGCGCCCGTGATGACGGCCACCGCGCCGGCCGTGGCGGACCTGTGTGCCCACCGTTTCATTCAGTGCCCTCCGCTCGAGACCAGCTGCACCGCGATTGACGCGGCCGTTGCCACGCCCGCCCCGAGCATCGGCCACAGGATCTGCCGCCACGACAGGCCGCTTTCAGAATGCGACTTGCTGTGGTCGTCGAGCCGCTCGTGCAGCCGCTTGACATCCTCGTCGTGCTTGCGGTCCAGGCGGCCGAAGTCGTCGCGGAGGTCGGCGAACCTGTGGTCTGCCGACTCGAGGCGCGCGGCGTACTCGGCGCGGCTGACCAGGTCCCCCAGCAGCCGCTGCACCTCACGCAGCCGCCAGTCCATCTCCGCGCTGGACGGCTCATCGGCCACGCTCGCCCCCGTCTCTCACTTGGTCACGCGATCTTGCGGAACGTCGTCAGGTTGTTTGTGATCGTCGGGCTGCCCGTCGTGCTGTTCCACTTGGCCTGCACTGCGACGCTGATCGCGGAGGAGACGGCGGCGGCGTGGACGCTGGTGTTGACCGCGGCGATGGCGACGGACTCCTGGCCGCTCGCGCCGGTCGACAGGGCGGCGCTGCTCTCCGCCACGGAGCCCCCCAGGCTGCACCACCAGGCGGACACGCCGTCTGCGCACACCATCCGGAACGTGAGTGACCACTGGAACGCCTGGCTGGCGGAGAACACTCCCGTGCCGATCGTGACCGTCTGCGCAAGAGTCGTGCCGTGCAGCATCTGGAAAGAGAGCTGCTGCTGGGTACTGCCCTGCGTGCCGTACCCCGCGCACGTCAGCTCGTACACCGACCCGGCCTGCGGTTCCCCGGCAGGGATCGTGTAGAGGCTGGACAGGTTCGTAAACGCCGCCGCGGTAACGACCGACTGGACGGCGTCGGCCTGGCCGTAGTAGCTGTTGAGGAAACTCGCGGTAGTGCGGCTCCCGGCCTGAAGTGGCATGGTCCTCCTAAGTCAGTGCGAGCCGCGGGGTCACCCACAGGCGCACGTCCGCGCCTGCGGCCTGCGCCTTGCTGATGCCGTTGACGGCGCGGATGACGGTGAACGTCTGCGGCGAGCTCGAGCCGGCGATTTTCGTGACCGTCATCCGCTCGCCGCCGACGCGGATATCGAGCGGAAAGTCGGCCGTCGCCGTGGTCCAGATCGGGAAGCCGTTGACAGTGGCGACGGACAGCGTGGTGGCGGCTGCCGTCACCGCGGCGGCGAGCGTGCTGCCGTCCGTGTCCGCGCGTCCCGATTCCGCGCCGAGCACGGCGGTACGCCAGGGTTCCTCGGCCGTGCAGTTCCACGTGACCGCGCGTCCCGGGCCGAGCGTCTCTGTCCAGCCGAGCGCCAGCTGCGAGATTTCCGGCGCCCCAGACTGCGCCGGGACGCCTGTCACCCGGACGCGGTCGCCGGGCAGCATCCGCGCCATCGCCGACACCTGCGCGGCCGTCACGTCCGGGTTGCCGTAGGCGGCGGCCAGCTGCGGGTAGCGTGCTCCGGCCGCCGTCGACACGTTGAGTTTCCACCCGGCGACGTCGGCCAGGCCCTCGAGCGTCGCCGGGTTGGCCTGCGCGCTGTCCTGGTAACGGCCGGCCTTGTCGACCGCGTTCTGTCCGCCGGTCTCGAGGGAGGCGCGCGCCGAGGTCGTGCCGTTGCTGACGGTCCAGTCGTTGACAAGCTGCTGATCGTCGGCGTTGGCCTGCGGCGCGGCAGTCATCTGGACTGGCGTGAACGTAACCGCGGGCTGCTGGTTGACGAGGCCGCTGTACGCCCTGAACCCGATTGCGAGCGCGCCGGGCGGCTCGTAGATGTAGCCCTGCTCGGTGTCCGCGCAGGACTGCAGGAGGTTCATCAGCGTGTCGACGGGCTGCGGGCCCATCGCGAGCGTTCCGGCCGGGGGGCCGATGATGCGCGCCGGAACGCCTTCTTCTGTGAGCAGCCGCGTGAACCGCTGCCCGGCGAGCTCGCCCTGCCACGCCTCGAGCGGGCCCTGCAGGTCAAACATGGACGTCCAGGCCGATTGCAGCGACGCGTGCCCGATGACCGTGTCCGGGAGCTGAGCGCCGTTGATGACGACTTGCGTCACCTGGCCTGCGGTGCCCTGAAAGGTGCCGTTGAGATCCTGCGCGGCGGTAGCGCCGGGGAACAGCAGCACGAACGCCCAGTTGATGGTTCCCGTCATGCCGGCCGGGCGCAGTTCCACCGACGCCCAGCACAGCTGATCCTTCATCGTGCCGGCGGGCAGCCCGTTGATGAGGACGCTGCCGGTGTCGAACACTGCCGTAGGGCCGCCGCTGCCGCTGAGGCCGATCGTGTAATCGGGATAGATTTTGAAGTCGATGTACGGGCACGTGCCGTTCGTGACGAGCCGCACCAGCGGCCATCCGGACTGTGTCGGCGGCGTATCGCCGAGCTTCATCAGGAACCGGAAGACGATAGTCCCGGTCGGGACATAGGGCACCACGCGCCCGCGGAACAGCGCGCCGTTGGTCTGCGGCAGCGGACTGGAGCACGGGAACGAGGAATCGGAGGCGAGCTCGGCCGCGCCGGAGATCATCAGCGGCGGCCCGCCCAGCGCGGACGCGAGGCTGACGGCCTGGGCCATGTCCTCCATCGGCCAGTAGGCAACCGGGTACAGCGTGCCCGTCTGGCGCAGGATGGCGCGCTTCATCGCCGAGTCGAGCGGCGGCGCGTCGCCCTGCTGCAGCCGCCGCAGCGGGCCCGCGACGGTGACCGCGGCCTGGGCGTTGCCGCCGGACACGTCGCTGGACGTGTTGAGCGCCGAAACCTCGCCGTGCAGCCGGTAATCGCGGTCGCTGATCTCCGCGCCGCCCGCCAGGCTCCACGCGTTGCCCTGCGCATCGGTCCATGACGTGGTCCCGGCCGCGAGCGCATTGAACTTGGCGTCGGCCGCCACCGTGCCGCCGATGCCGTTATACAGCCGGAACTCGTCGACCTCGCCGCACATCTGGCCGGTGAAGTTGGCCGACCATCCGACGACCAGCGGCGAACCGGCGGCCTTTATGCTGGTCGCCCCGGTGGCGGAGACGACAGAGCCAAGCTGTGTCCACGTGCCGTCGATCGACGAGCCCGCGTAGAACGTGACCGCGCCCGTCGCGGCATTCATGGTGACGCGATACGCCGTCGCCGCCGTTGTCGCGGGCAGACTAGCGGTCGCGTACACGGTGTGGTTAGCGCCGGCGGAATCCCACCAGCTGAAGAACATGCCGGAATCGCCGATGCCCCACCACCAGCAGCCGCCGGTGTCCCATTTGGCGGCAAAGATCATCGGGCGCCAGTCCGTGAGACGCAGCTGTATGCGCGCCTCGAGACTGCCGGTGATATCGAGGCGGGAGTTTTCGTTGACGTACGCGCGGTCCTGGTTACCGGCCTCGAGCCGGAGATACGAGCCGTACGGGCTGGCGACGCTGATGCGCGCGGGCGTGTTCTGCTGCAACTGCCCGTAGTACGGAGAGAGCGGGTTATCGCTGGTGAACCTGCCGTCGCCGTTGTCCCATGTCATCCCCGTCGTCGACGACTGCGCGCCCTGGCTGCCGTCCTGGCTGGCAACGGATATGGCGACGTCCTGCGTGCCGTCTGGCAGCGCGTAGCCCGTGATGTCGGTCCACGCGCCGCCGAGCTGCAGCTCGAGCTTCGCGCCCAGGTCGCCGGACGGGTAGCCGGTCATGTGACCGCTACCTGAGTGGATCCGGACTGGATTACATAGTTGCCGGAAGCGCCGGAGGTGCCTGCACGGTCCACGCCTATCCAGATGTTTGCGTCTCCGCTCGCGCCTTCCACGATGTGATTGGCTGCCTTGTTCGGTGACGAGTCAATGATCGTCTTGACCGCGGTGAAAATGCTCCCGCCAGAGGCGTAGCCGGACGCCGCACCCTCAACCATGATCTGGTCGTAGGCATCGTTGGCCGCTGTCCCGTTGTTTCGCAGGTAGATGTTCGTCCACACGTTGTGAGCGGACTCGTAGCAGTAGATGCCGTGGAACCCGTTGTCGCGGATGAACAGGCCATTGAACTGGTTTTTCGACTGCTGGTAGCAGCAGACGCCGTAGTTGGCGTTCGCCCGCACCGAGCACCCGGTGAAGATGTTCCCCTCCGACAGCTGCGAGCCCGCTCCGGCGTTGTCGGAGTTGACGCAAATCCCGTAGTTGCCGTTGGAGTTGAACGCGCCGCCCGTGATGTGGTTGCCGATCGAGCCCGTGCCGCCAACCTCGCCCGGCGTGATGAGTAGCCCGTGCAGCGTGTTCGAGTATCCGGAGCAGTCCGTGACGGAGCAGTCCCGGCACTGCTCGACCTCGAACCCGTGGTAGTTGTTGCCGGTTGACCAGCATGACTCCAGCGACACCCGGTCGGAGTCGTAAATCTGGATGCCGTCGCCATTCCAGTTCTGCGCCCGGACCCGGGTAGCCGAGCAGTCCTGGCAGGTTCCGAAGTACAGGCCGTAGGAGACGTTCGCTTGGTTCGCCTTGTTCCCGTCGAGCACAAGGTCGCTAATGTGAACGTCTGACACGGATTCGCATTTCAGCATGTTGTCGTTCACGCCTGAAGCCCACTTCAGGATGGTGCTGGAGCCTTTCCCTATGAGGCGGCTGCCTGTGGCGGCATTGACGGGCTGGACGTAGAACGTTCCGGGCTGGAGGACCGCCAGTGCGCCGAGATTCAGCAGTCCCTGAATGTTTGCCGTGTCTGTCGCGCCGGTCGTGTCGCCGGACGGCGCGAGGCCGATAAGACTGGCGGTCCCCCACTGCGCCTGGTTTCCGCTCCCCGTCGCAACCGGAACTTCCCCTGCCGCCGCCGTACCGGATGGCAGCGACAATGCCGCAACGTCGGATGCTGACAGGACTACAACACCTGTTTTGCCGTTCACGCTGTCAACCGCGCCCGAGCCGGTGCCAGACGGCAGGCCAGACTGAATCAGCGACGTAATGTCGGCATCCGCGGTGAGGAAGAACGAGAATTCAGGGACGCCGGGCAGCCCCTTAACCGTCCAATACCAGAACCCCGTAGGTCCGATAGGCGACCCCGCCGACGTCAGCGGCAGCGTGAGCGGCGTACCGTCGAGCGCGGTCAGTGTGCCGCCGGCCACCTTCGCCGTCATCGGCGACGACGGCAGCAGTTCGGACGCGCTGCCGAACGACACCGGGCAGTTAGGAATGAACATCGGATTTGCCGACACGCCGGACGGGAAAGTGCCCGTAACGGTTGCGGTAGCGGGTGCGGTCATCAGCCGGCCCTGTACCAGATGTGCAGCGTGATCACGACTACGAACACGCCCCAGGCGATCAGCGACAGCCACCACGCCGCACCGTGCGCGGACAGCTCGAAGGCGCGGGAGACGTGCAGCTCACGCCAGCAGTAATCCGAAAGCGTGTTGTTCGCGTCGGTGAACAGCGCATACAGCTCCGGCACCAGGAACGCCACCGAAGCGGCGATCAGGCCAATAGGCCAATACGTACTGCCCCAGTAGTTAGACGTCATGTGCGCGCCTTTCCGCGGCCGAGGTGCTTCTGCACGTCGCCGCCGCTGCCTGCCTGGATGTCGTAGCGGAGACTGGTCACGATCGCCTTCAGCAGCGCGTCGTTGCTTCCGGCACTGACGACGAGCGCCAGGCCGTCGCCGCCGCGCAGTGCCGAACCGGACAGCGCCGAACCGGACAGCGCCGGCACGCGCAGACCGGCCGCGATAGCCGCGGTCGCGTCCTGCATCGTCCCTCGGACGCCGGGAATGCCTGCGGCCAGCGAGTTCTGCAGGCCGCCCATGATGAGCTGACCGGCCGGCTTCAGCATCACGGCGTCATAGGCCGGAGGGCCCTTCCACGACGGGATGTGCGCGGTAACCCAGTTGAGGATGCTCTGTACCTTGCCGATGCCCCAGTTCAGCCCGGCGGCAAGGCCGTTCATGATCGACTCGCCCGCGCCGACGAGCCAGCCGCCCGCGCCGCGGAACGCGCCCGCGGCCCACGACGACGCGCGGCCGAACGCGCCGGAGATGGCACCGGACGCCGCACCCCACCCGCGGACGAGCCCGGAGGCCGCCACGTTGCCCGCCGGGCGCAGCCAGCCGCCAGCCGTCGACACTGCCGACGTCGCCCACGACCGCGCGCGCCGGAACGCGCCCGATGTCGCGTTGCCCGCACCATTCCAGCCGCGCACCAGGCCGGTACCGACCGCGTTTCCCGCGGAATGCAGCCAGCCGCCAGCCGTCGACACCGCGCCGACAGCCCAGCCCTTGGCGCGCCCGAACGCGCCGGAGACGGCGCGGCCCGCACCATTCCAGCCGCGCACCAGGCCGGTCGCCACGCCGTTACCGGCGCCGCGCAGCCAGTTCACGGAGCCGGAGACGGCGCGTCCCGCCCACGTGCGGACCGAGCCGAACGAGCTCGTTACGGCACCGGACGCGGCATTCCACCCGCGGACGAGGCCGGAGGCGATGGAGCTCCCGGTGCCGGTCAGCCAGGATCCCGCGGCGCTGAACGCGTGCGGCAGCGACTGCGTGAACCACGACGTGATCTTCCCGGCGAAATCGCGCTGGAAGTGGGTGTATGCCCCGGAAAACCCGGTGGTCGCCCAGTTCGCCGGGGCACCCGCGGTCCAGTTGCCTATGTTGCGGCCGGCCTGCCCGAAGTTGTTCCATCCGCCCTGCTTGCCGCCCGGGCCTTCCGTCAGCCACGACGACTTGTCCGGGTTCTTGATCTTGCTCAGCCCGTACAGCAGACCGCCAGTGGCAGCAGCCGGAAGCAGCCCCACGATGCCGTCTGCCGCGCCGCCGCCAAGGATCTTCGACAGGCCCGACTTGCCTGCGGCCCCTTCCGCTTCCCCGGCAGCAGTAGCCGCTTTCCCGGCCTTGCCCTTGCCGCCGAGAATGCTGCCGAGAATGCCCGTGTCCAGGGAACCTGGGCCGCTGAGCAGCTTCGCGAGGTTACCGGCTCCCCCGACCGTCTTCCCGACACCGAACAGGACGCCGATGGCCTCGATCTGGCCGGGCGACAGCTTGGCCATGACTGTGAGCAGGTTGTTCAGGCCGCCGAACGCGGCCGGTGACAGGTTCGCCGTTGCCTTGGCGACGTTGCCGAGTGTCGTCCCGAGCGCCTGAAGATCGCCCTTGAGGCTGGCCACGTTGCCCGCGCTGAACGTCTTTTTCATGAACGAGTCGAAGCCGGACCTGCTGTAATGCGTCGCCCAGTTGTCGAATGACGCGGCCCACTTGTCGATCAGGCCGGGCAGCTTGTTGATGTCGGGCGCGAACGTGACGAACAGGTGCGCGAACCCGTCGCCGACGTGGCCCAGGGCATCACCGAAGCCGGTAATGGCGCCCTTGCCCGTCTTGCCGAGCGTAGTGAAGAACTTGCCCCAGAACGGCGCCTGCAGCGCGGACTTCGCCTTGTCGCCCAGGTCGCCGATGGCCGACGCGGCAGGCTCGAAGACCTTCGGGAAGTAGCCCACCGCAGTGCGCGCCGCCTGGAACCATCCCAGCAGCGCGGCGCTGGCAATCGGCTCCTCTTGCGCCTGCATCTTGTGCCATGCGCCGGTGAGGCCGGTCAGCTGGACAGCGAGGGACTTCTCACTCGACGTCAGCCCGGCCGTTGCCGCAGCCTCGGCCTTGAGCGCCGATGCGCGGCCCGCCGCCGTCGTCGCCTTGTCGTACTGCTGCTGAGCGGTCGTCAGCGCCGACTGCGCTTTGGTGATCTTGCTGAACATCGGCACCGCGACGGCCGCGAAGCTGGCCACGCCCGCGGCTGCGGCGCCGAGCGCGACACCGCCGCCGACGGCACCCGCGCCGAGGCCGAGCGCCTGCGGGCCGAGCGTGAGCGCGCCGGCGCCGATCAGCGCGGCGGGCGACGTCAGCCACGACGCGTCGAGCTTGATCTTCGCGGTACGGTTGCGCGCCGCCTTGTCGAGTTTGGCGTCTGCCTCGGCCGTGTCCGCATCGGCCTTGATCTTGGCCGTCGGCATGTCAGCGGCTTTGAACCGCGCTTTGAAGCCGTCTGCCGCCAGCTTCCCCCAGCGGTCGCCCGCTTTGGTGAAGCTCGCGTCTTCCTTGTCGAGATCAGCGCCGATCTTCTTATGGAAGTTGCTGAAATCGGGGGTAATGCTGACGCTTGCCGCGCCCGCAACGTACGTCATGTCACTCCCTCCCTATGCCGATGCGCGCCAGTAGCGCCTTATGCCGCTGCCGCTTCTCCACCGCGCGTACGCGCTCGAGCGGGCCCGTCGGGCGCGGGTACGGCGGGATCTTCACCTTCGTCCCGCCGATGCTGGCCACAAGGGACACCAGCGCGCCGACGCGGTCGTTGAGTTCGGCCAGCGCCTGGACCTCGGGCCCGAACTCCGTCCACGGCGGCGGTCCCGGCGTCGCCTCGCTGGCGAACTCGGGATCGGCGGCGAGCGCCGCCATGAGCGCCGAATCGCGCGGGAGATGCATCAGCAGGTCCCAGCACGCATCGGCGGTCATCTCGCCGCGGAATACGCCGAGCAGGTCGACGCCGTAATACCGTCGCAGGTCGGCGCGGGCAGCCCCGCTGTACCTCTCTAGGAGGACGGCGAGGCTGCCGGATTTCCCATGCCGAACGCCTCGTGCACCATGTCGAGCACCTGCTGAGGCACCGTCGCCGCCGACGCCCGGAGCGCCTTCTCCAGCTTGTCGCGGTCCGCCTCGAGGGCGTAGGCGCGCAGCAGGCTAACCACGTCGGCCGCTTCCTGCGATGCGTCGACAGCCTGCCCGAACGTGGGCTGAGGGAACGTGACCGTGCCGTCGCTGCCGCCGAGGCCAAGCACGAACGGGTCGCGCTTGGCCTCGGCGTTCAGCTGTGCGAGAGTCTTCATCAGGCGCCGAATCCCATCTCCGTGAGCAGCGCCTTCCAGCCCGGGCCGCCGTAGTGCCACTCGAGGCTGTAGCCCGCGGTCGTGTCGGTAAACGCCGTCCACGTGCTGTCTTGATAGATGCCGTCGGCGCCGCTGGCCAGCGTCTTGTCACCGCGGTCGGACAGGCCCACACGCGGGAGGAAAGCGGCACAGTAAATCTCGTTGTCCTCGTTGCCGTCGACGCCGATGACGATCATGGGGTAGTAGGTGACGGCCGCGGTAGACGGCTTGCGCACCGCAACTTCACCCGTGGTGGCGTTTGGGGTGATGGCATCGCTGGTGAGGCCGTAGTACGACGTCAGCGTCATCAGGTTCGTTTCCTGCGCCACGACGTGCAGCGTGGTCACGTCGCTGGAGATGTCGCGCCGCGATGGCTCGAGCCGCCCCCACGACGTGATGTCGTTCGTGGACACGGCGTCGCTGAACACTGCGCCGGCGTCCGAGATCTCGCCGAGGTCCTTGAAGTCCGTCTGGATCACCGAATTCAGCACCGGCGTGCCGGGGGTCGTCGTGCTGTCGACGGTCAGGCTGGACGGCATCGCCGTGCCCGGCTGCCCGAGCAGCACGGCGCCCTGCAGCGCCTTGCGGATGAGATCAACCTTCTTGTTGTCCAGGTCGGCGAACGTGATGTCAGGCACTGGCCCTCCTCATGGAAACGATGTAGGACGCGGCGCAGAGCCGCAGGTTGTCGCTGTCAGTGGGCGCCAGCATGAACGGCCCGACGTTCGTGCGCGCACGGTCGATGAGGCCGTGAGCGGTGTTGAACGGGACGTCGGAGATGAACGGGCCCCAGGTGAGCCGCTGGCGGATCTGCTCCGCAGTGGCCTTGGCGTCATCGGCGCTGGCGGCGAACACGTCGACGCTGACGGTGGATGTGTCGGTGACGAGGTCGTCGCTGCCGCCGGTGCGGGTGAGCCGGATGTACGGCAGGTCCGACTGCAGCGTCGACGGCGTCTCACTGCCCGTCGTGCCGAGGTCGGCCAGCAGGTCGCCGAGCGCCCGCTCGGCGTCCGGGTAGACGTCGCTGATGCTGTGGCGCGGCATCAGCCGACGATCTTCTGCATGTAGTCCGCTGCCTTGGCCAGGACGTGCTTGTTGTCCTGCCATTCGACGTAGGCCGCGTGCGGGCTGTCGTTGATCAGGTTCGCCTGCGCGCGGTCGCCGCCGACGCCGAGGCCGCCGTGCGCGGTCACCTCCACGCGGAACGATGACTTGTACTCACCGGTTTCCACGGGCGCGATCGACTCGGCGAGCGCCTTGCCTTCCTCTGCAATCTCGCGCATGAGCGCCTGCATTTCCGGGCCCTTCATCAGCCGGCCGGTGTCGGCGATGTCGGGCTTGTAGCGGACGGTCACGCGTTCCCCTCCGTCAGCTTCAGCTGCACCTGGACGTGGCTTGGCCGGCCAATCCGGTCGCCCCACGACTCCGGCGGCCCGTTGACCGCGTACACGTCGTCAAGCCAGCGGACGCGGTCGGTTGCGCGGATGTCCGCCCCGGCCGGGGCGAACAGCGTCACGTTCGTGACGACGAGCTCGCCGCGGTCGGTCTGCTCGACGCCGCCGAGCGGCTGCACGCTGCACCCGCTGACCGGCGTTTCGGTGTCGGTGCCCTGCAGGTTGCCCCAGTTATCCCGGGTACGCCCGCGGAGCACCGTCACCGTGTCAGACCCCAGAGCCGTGATCATGGCTCGTCAATCAGGTCGGGGTAGTCGAGAGTGAACTCCTCGATGTCCTCGAGCGCCGGAGAGCGCAGCGGATCGCGGTAGTCCACGCCGGCGTTCGGTGCCGGGTTGACCGTGAACGCGCCGGCGCCGATCCCGGCCATGCGCTCGAGCGTGCGCCGCTCGTTCCGCATCAGGTACAGGCCACCGCTGCCGAACGAGGCCGACACCGACCCGACAGACGACGAATTCACCATTTCCGGGTTGGCGTAGGCACGTGCCGCAGCCGTCAGGACCACCGACTTGGCGTTCATCGGCAGCGGCGTCACAATCGCCGACGCCTCGCCCTCAGCCAGGTCCAGCAGCAGCTGAGCCCGGTCCGTGTCGATGTTCCCGGTGATGCCGAGGAACGTGGCCAGGTCGTCAGGAGTCGCCAGCACCGACATTCTTGGCCTCCTTGACCTCGGCAATGCCGAAATCGTCCAGCTTGCGCAGGCGCGCAGCCACCTTCGCGTCGGACGTGGCGAACCGGTAGCGCTTCTGGCCGCCGGGGGTATCCAGTTCCGGGGCACGCTCGAAGACGATGCCCTCACTCATGAACCGGACGCCCGCGGCGGCCGTGAAGACGTACTCAGCCATCAGGAGAACGTGATCCCGGTGATCTTGCCGTGGTAGGTCTCCGGGCCGTACTCGAGGCCGATCTCGCCGTACAGCTGGTACTTCTCCGTCGCGCCGGTCTTGGCGAGCGGCTCGACGAACAGCACGCCCTTCTGCGGGATCTCGGTGAACACCGGGTAGCACGCGGCGAGGTCGACGAGCGCCAGCACGCCCGCGGGCATGTGGCGGTCCATCATGACGCCGAAATCCCCGTACAAGGTCGTGATCGTCTTGATGGCCATGCCGCCCACGGTGCGGTCCCGCGTAGGAGCGGACAACTGCGAACTGGCCGCGTAGACGTCGCTCAGCGCCTGAGCCGTCTGCGCGTTCCCGAGGAACACCGTCGACTCCTGCATGAGCGGCGCGCCCGCGCCGTACATGTCCTGCAGCAGCGCGTCCACCATCGCCGTTGTCACCGCACCCCCGGCCGCCACCACGCTCGTGGCGATCGCGCCGAGGATGCCCTGCGTAGCGCGCGCCGTCGTGTTGTCGGCCGGTACGTGCAGCGTGCCGTTGAGGAACGACTGCTCGATGTCGACGCCCATCGACTGCAGCTCAGCCTGAGTCTGAAGCTGGATTTCGTCGATGACGGCGTCATCCCACTCCGCGGACACGTTCTGGCCCGCGTACTGGCCGGTAGCTGCCAGCTTGGAGTAGGACACCTCGATCGCCGAGTGGTGAATCTCGGTGATGTTGGAGACGTTCGCCCGGCTCCGCGCGGTGCCCGACGGAGCCGCCTGGCCCTCCAGTGCCGCGTTGTTCGCCGAGCTCGAGCGCCGGTCGATCGTCTGCCACTCCCACGTCTTGGAGTGGACGGTCTTCGCGCCGTTGATGCCGCCGATGGCGGACAGGAACGGAGTATCGACCGGGCTCACGGTGAACAGCTCACCGTGGTAGTTCGGCAGGTTGTAGGTGGTGCCGACGCCAGAAACTGCGGCCATCGCCTATCCTTTCTCGTTCCGGGCCGGCACTCGCCTAGCCCATGTTCTGGCGCAGCTGCGCCAGTTGCTTTGACTTGAGATTGAGAGACTGTCTCGTCGCCGCGCGGTCGCCCGGCTTCAGCTCGAGCCCCGCCAGCTGCTCGGCGATCGTCTGCGGCTGACGGCCGTTGCCCTGGCCGGGATTCGGATTCGGGGCGCGCGGGCCCGGTGGCGGCGCGAGCGCCGTGTACTTCGCCGTGAGCGCCGCGACCTTGTCCGCGTCAACCTCGCCGTCAGCGCCGAGAAAGCGGCTGATGTTGAGGTCATCGACGACCGCGGCCGGATCCGGCACGATGCCGGTCAGCGCCGCGCGGAGGTCCGCCGTCGCCGCCCTGTGAAGCGCCGCCGTGGCGCGCTCCTCAGCCACCTTGGCTGCGGCCTCGGCGCGTTCCTGCGCCGTCTGGTTGGCCGCCTCGATGTCGGCCAGCTTCTTAGCCGCAGCTGCGTTTTCCTTGGCGCGCGTCTCCCACTTGCGGGCAGCCGCCTTCCAATCGGTCGCGTCCTGCTTAGGCTCCGGCTTTCCGCCGTCCCCCTGCTGGCCACCGTCCTGCTGGCCCTCCGGCTCCTGGCCGTCCTGCTGCTGGCCCTGATCCTGCTGACCTTCGCCGTTATCCGGCATTGCAACCCTCCGTGCGGATGGTTCGTCGCCCCGTGCGGGGCATTACTTCCGGCCCTCGTATTCCTGCCGGAAAGCCTTGATCGCGGCCTTGCCGCTGTGGCCGCGCGTGCTGCCGTGCCAGAGCGCCTGCCATTCCCGGATCTGCGCTGACGGCTCGTAAGCCGTGAACACCGGTTCGGCGTGGCAGCGGCAGTGGTCGTGCGACCGGAAATCCGCTGTCTTCTCCGACCGGTAGGCCATCCCGCGCGTCGCGAGCATCGCGCAGAAGTAGCAGGCTCCCGGCTCGGTGACCCGCGCCCAGCCGCGCGCCTTCCGGTCGGCGTGCACGGCGCCGATGACCGTGTCGCGGCCAGTGTCGAGCGCGAGCTTCTCCGAGACCGCCTGCACCGACCTGCGGGCGGCCGTCACGTCCGGCTGACGCGACCACAGGTCCCGCGTAGCCCACCTCACAGCCTCATCGACGGCGTCAGCGGACGCCGGATCTGCCGGGACAGGCGTGAACTTGCCGGTAACTCCTGCCTCGAGGCGCCGTTCCTCGTAGTAGTGCACCGCCAGCGCGGCCGACGCGCGGCCATACTGGTGCACGAGCGCCGCGACCGCCACCGACAGCCGCGGGAGCGTCAGTTTCAGCGCGCCGACGTGCAGCAGGGCACTCCAGGCGGCCGAAACCTGCGCGGACAGGTGATCGGCGACCGCGACCTGCGCCGCCTGCTGGTCAGCCGCGGCCATTTGCGGGCTGCGCAGGCTGGACGGCAGGCTGCGCGCGGGCCGGAGGCGGCGGAGCGGGGACGCTGCCGCCATGTTCCGCCTCGGTGGCGTCCATCGTGAGTTGCTGGCGCAACCCCGCCGCCGACAGGGCCGACGCGACCGCCGCCAGGTCCGTGCTCGCCACCGCGCGCTTCCGGTCGGCGTCCAGGCGCTGGATTTCCATCGGCGTGTAGCCCAGCCTCGACAAGATCACGTCGCTGACCGGCGGCACGGCGCCGCTCTGGACCTGCGACAGGATCGCCGCGCTCGTTTCCGTCGGCGTCGGCGTCTCCGGCGGCATCCACAGGGCCTCGATCTGGTGCGCGTCCGGCGGCAGATGGCCGTTGTTCGCGATCGTCAGCGCCAGCTGCTGCACTTCGGACCACTGCGGCCCGAAACTGCGCTGGCGGCGCCGGGCGCGCCGGTTCAGCGCGCTTTCAGCGGCGAGGATGCCGTCAGCCGACGCCGGGTTATCCGTCGACCAGCCCAGCAGGTGCTGGGGGACGCCCGTGCGCGCCGACACGAGCTGAGATAGCGACTTCAGCTGATCAGTGAACGCCTGCGGGCTGCCCATGCTGAACTGGCCGACTTGCGGAAGGTTGCCTTCCTCGTCGGCCTCGAGCGCCAGGACGCGGCCGATGTAGGTTTCCCACGCCGACTTCGGGTTGCCGTCGGCATCCATGAACGCCGACTCGGACGCGCCGATGATGTACCGCTGCGGGGCGGCGAAGAACTCGCGGGCAATCTCCATGCCCAGCAGCGTCCGGCACGCCGCATCCGTCCACGACATGACTTCCGGCGTGATCTCGCTGCGGCCGTAGCGGTCGTTCGCGCGGCTCCGGTTCGTCAGCATCACCACCGGGCAGCGGCCCAGATTGTGCTCGTCGCGCTCGCGGACCTGCCAGCCCTTGCCGCCCGGGTTGACCAGGTGCACCGTCTGATCAGGCAGGTACAGCGCCGCCGCGGCGTCGCCGAAGAACTGGTACAGCTGCAGCGCCGACGTGACGCGGTGCGTCGCCGGATCGAAGATCGCCGCCATGTTCAGCGGTGATTCAACCGTGATGAGCGGCATCCCCGAGCTGTCATCGCTCGTTCCGGCCATGACGAACGACCGGCCGTACATCAGCGCGTCCAGGTGCGCCAGGCCGCTGTCGTGGTCCATCCGGTTATGCGTCCAGATGTTCCACATGTCGTCGTCAGCGTCCGGCGACGAGCCGAGCCGGAACCCCTGCACGTCGAGACGCTCGTCGATCGTGTCGACGACGACGCCCGGCCAGCCCGCCGCGGTGCGCAGCGCGTGCAGCTCCGGCGGCACGGCGATGCCGAGGTTCTGCATGCGCTGCTCGCCGTCGTAGTACTCCTCGAGCCTGCCGAGGAACGGCCACGACTCGCTCAGCCGCCACTGCAGATGGTTGACGAGCTCCTGCTCATCGTCGGACAGGTCGGCAGAGACGACGCTCAGCATGAGCATCTCCGGGATGATCACGAGAGCACCACCGCCCTTCCCTTTCCGGCTCTGGCCAGCCGCCGCAGGCGGCGCTGCCACTTCTGGTCGCTCATTGCGATCCGGCGCACCATCCGCGCCCCGATCATGCACACCGCGAGGTCGATCTTCCGGGCCGACATCCGCGACTCCTTGCCGATCGACACGCCGTAGCGGTTCGGCCGCCGGTGCGCGTTGACCACATGCCGCACGAGCCGCGAATCGCCGTCATGCGTGAACGACCGCTCCTGAATCTCCGCAAGCGTCAGCTCACACGCCGTGGTGAAGTCGAAGACCTTCGTCCGCATGTCCCACGCGATCGGCTCCGGCGACTTGCCGCCCGGCACCGCGTGCACGAGCAGGCCGGCGCCATGCCGCTCCGGCCACGCCACCTTGACCGACTGCTCCCACTCCCGGACGTCCGCGAAGAACGCGATGACCTCGTACCGCTCGAAGGCCGCGTCGACCGCGCGGTCGACTTCCGCGACCGGCACATCCCCGCCGCTGCCGTGCGGCTCCCACGCGCCGAGCACGAACACGTGGCCCGTCTTCATCTCGCATCCGACCAGGCCCGTAGCGTCATCGGACTTCGAGCCGTCGAAGAACAGCACGATCGGCGCGCCGTCCGGCACCACATGCTCCGGATCGGCCAGTGCCTTGATCTCGTGCGGGGCGCACCACGCGTCGTCCGACGCCGTCACCTGATTCAGGTAGTAGCGGCGGGCCACGTCCGGCGGCGTGTCCGGATCCCAGATCTCGCCGATGAGCCGGTCAAGGTCAATCCAGTCGGCGCCCTTATAGGCTTCCGCCAGCCCGGCCTTGAGGCTGTCGTAGTCGGCCATGTCCGTGTCTGCGGGCGACTCGGTGCAGTCCATCAGGATGCCGTCGCCGCGGGTACGCCCTTCCTGCTGCGCCTGCCACGCCTCAAGCGTCCGCTCGCTGACGGAGTCAAGCCCCGGCTCGTGCGCGTTGCCCGTCTCCAGTGACCGGCCGCCCGTCTTCGCCAGGTTCCGGCGGATCGCATACGCCAGGGCATGCCCGCCGTTCGCCTGCTGCCACTCCTGGACCTCGTCCAGGTTCACGAACGTCGGACGGCCGCCCTCAGCTGCCCGCGCCGACGACGTGATGACGTGCAGCCGTCCGCCGCCGGGCCTGTAAATGATCGTCTTGCCGACGTCCAGGCCGTACTTCGTGACCAGCTTCGAGCCGGGAGCGCACATCCCCAGGATCATGGCCATCGTGTTGACCGTCTGATCCTCGGCCGTCGCCGCGATCTGCACCCACGGCATCGCGTGCGGCCTGCCGTGCGCGAACCCGTGCCGGACCTCGCAGTCCCGCCCGCAGTCGCCGATGTAATCCGGGACCACCGGGCCGCACAGCTCGATCAGCGACAGCGCCGCAGCCTCCGGAGACTTGCCCCGGCCCTTCGACCACCGCTGGGCCGCACGACGGAACTTCAGCCGCAGGTCATCGTCAACCGCATAGAACCACAGCACGAAATTCAGCTGCGGCTCCGACCAGCGCCACGGCTCGCCCGCATTAGGGCCGTCCGGCTGGATCAGGAACTCCTCGGCCCACTCCGTGATATGCCAGCCGAGCGTCTTTCCCTTGCTGTCGTCCCAGTCCGGCAGCGTGCTAGGCACGAGGCTTGCGATAGGCAGCCATCCGCGCCACCTTCGCGTCATACTCGGCCTGCTCAGACCCGTCGTCCGGCTTCTCCAGCTCGATACGCAGGCGCCGCCGGTCAGCCTCCGTCATCAGCAGCCGGGCCCACATCGCATCGACAGCGGACAGCAGCATGGCGCTGAACTTCTCCGCCGTCAGCAGCCGGTGCGTGGCCTCGGCCGCCAGGCGTGCCGTCTGCCAGTCTGACGGCTCGAAGAACGCGGCCTGGCCAGACTTGGCGAGCGAGTCGAACATGCCGCGGGCGATCGGATGCCACGTGCGGTCCGCCGACGGCCGCCGCTGCTGCGAGCGCGCGGCCGACGGAGCCGAGGTGATCGGCGTCTCCGGCTTGTTGACCCTCCGGCGCTCGGACGAGCGCTTCGGGACCGGACCTCTGGTTCCCATTGCGTGCTCCATCCTGTGCAGGAACTGCGGAATGGCCGTGCGGCTACTCCGCGTGAGCGTTGATTACTCGTGGGCTTCAAAACCCGTAGCGACCGGCGCTTGCTATACCGGGCCGGATGGGGGCAAAGGCGGGGGGGAGGGGTATCGACCCCCCGTTCGCGGCTGGCTACGGTTGTATCAGGTGCGGCAGGCTGCCGTCACATGCTCTTGCGCTTGGCCTTGGCCAGCTTCGGCGACCGCTTGACGCCGTACTTGGCTTGCCATGCCGGGCTGCCGAACTTGGGGCTGGCTGCACCCTTGGCTGCACCCTTGACCATCGGCTTGCCCATCTTCTTCGCGGCCATGGTTACGCTCGCTTCCTGATTCCCTTGCGCGCTGGCAGTGCGTGCCACGCGGCGGACGATGCCTTGTTGCCGTGCGGCCCTGTCTCGCCGACTGCCGTGGCCCACCGCTTGGCCCACGTCTTCACCTTCGGGTTGCGCTTGGCGAGCACGCCGTAGACGTACGACTGCTGCTTGCGCGAGTGGAATGGGCCTGGACTCTTCTTGACCATGGTCACCTCATTCCGGGATGGCGCTCAGCCGGACGGCTGCGCTTTGGCTTGGCCGCCTGCGCGGCGATGCCGCCCTCACGGGACGACTTGACGACGTGGCATGGCGTGCGGCCTTCGGCCCGGCACAGCTGGCAGCGGGCGCCGCAGACCGGCCGCAGGTTGGATAGCTGGTGGTCGTCGCCGCGCTGGACATGGTCGGTATCACTGGCACCGCCGTGGCTGCAGATGTAGCACGCGGTGCCGTAGAGCTCGCGGACGGCGGCGCATCGCTGCGGCCAGTCGGCCGGGAGACGGTCGCGTCTCGTGCTGCCGCGCCATTGGCCGTTCGGCATGGAATGCTCCGGACATGCGAATGCCCCCGAGGAATCTCTCAGGGGCACTGCGCTTAGCTTGACGTAATCTTGCCCCACAAGATCGCGGTGCGCAAGTCACCCGACTATTCGCACGTCACGGGGCGTGGCGGACTTCACCGGCTGAGTACCGCGCGCAGGACGCCGGCGCATCGACCTCCGCCACTTGCCCTCGGCCGCGTTGATCTCCGCGACGTGGTCCCGGATCTCCTGGCAGTCCATGTACCACTCACGGCCAGCCTGCCGGTAGGCAGCGAACCGGGCGTGCGCCTTCTGCTCGTCGGCGAGCGTCCCCGGATGGACGGCCAGCAGCTCGGCTGACGGCGGATACTGGCCGCCGCGCTGTCCGGGCGACGCCGTGAACCCGATCTTGATCATGCCGCCGACCTCGAGGTAATACACGAAGCCGCTCTTGCTGTCCCTGAGCCGCTTGGCGCGGGCGTGCTGCTCTCTGACCGTCTCGGATTTCCACCATTCCTCGGCTGCCTCGCGGTTCAGGTCATCCAGTGTCTTGCCGGACTCGCGAATATCTGCATCCACCATCGACCAGATATGCAGCACGTGAGGCTGGCAGAGCTGCACGGGATAGCGTTCGGTAGCGTCAGCGTCGCAGCCGGGCCATGCGCACCGGGCGTACCCGGACGGATCGCTGCGGTAGTCCATGCGCATGGCGGTATCGTCGGTCATGTCAGTCTCCTAGTCAGGCTGGCCGCGTCCCGGGAGCGTTCCAGCGCTCGCCGGGACTTTTGCTACCCCGATCCTAGCGGCGCGCGGACCTTCCTCGGCGAGCTTCATGACGTCTCCGAGGCGGTACAGCGGAACCGGCTTGCCGCCCTTCAGCGACGGCCGCTCGCCGTGAGGAATGAGCTGCTTGCGCTGAGCCCACATGTAGACCGCGCTGTCGGTGACCTTCGCGCCGAGGGCCGACGAGGCAGTGACGCACCATTGCGCTGAGCCGAGCATGTCTCGCATGACTTCCCGCATCGCGCCCCATCGCTCGCCTACATCGACGGACTGCCCGCATCTGCATTTCATGGCCGACGCGCCCGGGCGGCCGATCAGGTCTTCTCCGCACGACGGGCACGGACCGCCATACAGTCGGCCGGGACGCCGGTCGACGACGGCCACGGCTGCCGTCACGTGCGCGTCGACGTCGGCGAGCATGTCGGCCGCGGCCTCGTGCTGGCGGATCCGCGGCATCCGCGCGCCGAGCCACCGCGCCATGCTGCCGGTCGTGTTCCACGGCCAGTCGCTGCCGTAGTCCGGATGGTCCGGGCCGACCTGGACGACGCGCACCCACCCGGACAGGCAGTTCCGCAGCTCGTGCGCGACGTCGGACGCGCGGGCGTCGTACGGCAGCGGCTGCTCGTCAGCGGTCCGCTTGCCGCCGCTGCTGCCGCGCTTCAGCAGCCGCGCTACCGCGTCGTCCAGGTCGCCGGCGATGGACGCGGCCATGGCCAGCAGCCGGGACAGGCGCGCCGTGCACGCGTTGCACAGCACCGCCGAGGGCGATGGCTGGCCGCACGCGCACAGCGGGGCTGCGCTGGTCACCCGGCATCCTCCAATGCAGGGGTGGTCAGCTCGGCGACGATGGCAATGAACACGCGGTCCTTGGCCTGCTGGTGCTCTGGCAGCTCGCCGTAAGGCCGCAGGCACGGGTGTGTCTTCGCGACCGGGTCCTTGGTTGGCCCGTACACCCATCCGGCGGCGCGCTTGGCCTCGCACCATGCGCCGTGGTGCTGTTCCGGGGTGACGCCGGCGATGGCGCGGCGCACTCCGGCGATGGTCGTCTGCCGGATGTGCTCGCTTTCGCAGTCCCACGGGACGCTGGGCGCCTCGTCGCCATGCTCGCCCTGCCATGCCCGGTTGACCTCGTGCACCAGGCGGGCGAGCTGCTCGTCGCCGGCGTCGCGGGTCACGTGGTCACCTGCGTCTGCTCGCCGGTCCCGTCCGCCGACGCGGCGCCCCAGTAGCCGCCGCCGTCCAGGCGCCAGCGGCCGTGGCGGTCCTGGTGCATGCCGATCGACTCGGGATCACGGCAGATGATGACCGGTTCGCGCTTGTAGCTGACGTCCTGGTGCTTGTCGAAGGCGCCGAGTGAGCCGAAGTCTTCGCCGCACTGGGCGCACAGGTTCGATGGCGCGCGCGACAGTGCGGCCTGAGAGGCGTTTTCACCGTCGGGGGTAGGCGGGAGTACCGAGGCGGCGTTTTCTCCCGCGAGAGATGTCTCTGTCATGAGCTGCTGGCCCCCGTCTCCTGAGCCGTCGCACCGTCTGCGGGCGCCTGCGGCGCGGAGAGCGACGGAGAGCCGTTCGCAGGCGCGGGGACATCCGGAGTTACACCCGAATGGTTTTCTCCCGCCACCGGTGCCTCTCCGCTCGATTCTGACGGCATCGTGGCGCCCGGCACTCGCTGCGGCAGCGGCTCGGGCGCGGCCGGCCCGGTCGCCGTCCGTGCCATGGCGGCGCGCAGCACGTCGCTGGCGGCCGTGAACGCTTCCGCGCAGACGCCCATCCCGTCCGCTGCGAGCGCCGTCTCGACGAACTCGTCCAGCTGCGGGTTGGCGACGATGCGCTCGAGCAGCGGCAGCGCGTGCCCGACGACGCGGCCCATCATGGTCACGTCGCGGTGCACGGCCTGGGCGAGCGTGGCGACGTGGCCCGGCTGATCGGGCGCACCGGTCGCGGCCTGGTCATGCTCGTGAAACGGCATGTGCTCGCGGACTTCGTCGAAGATGTTCATGATTCCCCTACCGGTTGCCGATTGTGCCGAGGTCCTGGATTGCCTTGCCGGCGCAGTCGCCGCACAGGCCGTCGATGGCGCCGGACGCGCCGCAGGTGCACGTGTCGCGGTTCACTGGCGCTCCTGTGCGGCGCGTGTCCGCTCCAGCCACTGGATGCCGGTCTCGGTGCCGTTCCAGTCGTCGCCCGGCTCGAATCCGTCGAGCTGTTCGGCGAGCATCTCGTCGACGTCGTTCGGGTCGCCGTGACGGACATCGATAAACGCGGCGTACATGACGCGGGCGTGGCTCTCGGCGACTCGCTCAAGCCGCCGCGCGAGTTCGGCGGACTGATCGAGGTCGGCGAGCTTCGTCTCCAGCTCGCGGATGCGCCCGCCGCGGTCGCAGCAGACGCCGTTGACCTGGGCTCGCAGGGCGTCGTTGCGCTCGCGCGTGACGACGGCCAGCTTGGCTTCTAGCTCATCCACAAGCGCGCTGAGGTCCTGCGCCTGCCTGGTGGCGGCGGCCAGCTCGTGCTCGAGGTGGTCGCGGTCGGCGAACTGCTGTGCCACGTGCGGGTAGCCGCCGCTGAGCACGCGCTGCGCCCCAGCTTCTATAGCCGCCTGGTGCTCGCTGGACAGCGCGTCCCAGCCGGACATGATGTCGAGGTCGGTGCAGTCCTCGAAGTCGGCGGCTGCTTGGCTCATAGCCTCGTAGGCGGCGCGGCCGGGTGTTTTCTCGTCGTTCATGCTTTGCTCCTGGGTTTGAGTGCGGCCGGGAGTTTGTCCCCGTACCACTGCTGGTTTTCGGCTTGGATCATGTGCTGTTTCTCGCGGGCGTCGATGTCGCCGTCGTGGTAGCGGGCGACGTAGCCGGCGATGCGGTCCTCGTGGCCGCGCTGGCTGGCGGCGCGCTGGCTGTGCGGGCAGGTGTCGGCCCAGTGGCCGGGATCGCCGCAGCGGCGGCAGCAGCCCGCGGTCATGTCAGGCCGCCGGCTTCGCCTTGAGCACGTGGCTGCACTTGGACGGCGGGTGGAGCTTCATCGCCTGGCCGATGACTGCTTCGTCGCCCGTGGCGAGCGCGGCGCTGATGAGCGGGCATTCGCGCGCCTGGACGGCGAGCTGCTGGTCTTCAGTCATCGATGCCCTTGAGCCGCAGCGTGCGTCCGGCGCGCTCCTGGATCTTGCGCAGCAGCTGGGCGTCGGTCCTGGCGATGCGCTTGCGGTAGGCGTCGACGTCGAGGATTTCCCGGAGCTGCTCGCGGTCGGTCTGCCGGTTCAGCTCGCGCCGCACCCGCGTGCGGACGTCGGCCGGCATGATCCAGTCGCGGGATTCGCTGTAGTGGGCGACGACGGCGTTCTCGCACGCTTCGTAGGGCAGGTCGCTGAGCGCCCGGTACCAGGCGTAGGTGCTGGCGTCGTCCGTCATCCGGTTGTCGTAGGAGGCGCACATGCCGAGCAGCTTCCCGGCTTCCTCACCTGTCATCGCCTTGCTCCGTTCAGCATCGCTTCGACGCGCTTCCCGGCTTCGATGGCCTGCTGGACGCGGTCGTTGGTGGTTGGTCTCTGCGGCCGGGCGGGCTGGTGGCTGCCGTTGGGGCGGCTGCCGCCGCGCTCGTCGGCCTGGCGCATCCAGTTGCGCCAGGCGGCTTTCCAGTCACGCTTGCGGGCGTTGGCGCCGGATGCCGCGGTCCAGTAGTCGATGAACTTGGCGGTCTCGCGCTTGCCGTCGACACCGGGGACTTCATCCCGTGCCCACGCGATCATGTCGAGAGTGACCGTGAAGTCCTCCGGGATCCGCGTGGCTCGCTTTGCCCCCTTTGGGGGCACCGAGCCCGAAGGGCGAGGGGGGGTCTGTTCTTTATCTTTATCTTTTGGGTCGGGTCGGGTAGGGGCGCCGTTACTGACACCGTTAGTCGCGGCGTTAGTAGCAGTGTCAGTAACGGCGTTACGTTCTTGCTCCTGAGCTGCGGCTTCCTGTTTTTCCCTCCACTTCCTCTGTCGTTCCGCGTTCTTTTTCCGCTCGGCTTCTACGGCGGTTTTCGACGGGTTCCGCTCGCTCCAGTCGTGGAACTGGTAGCCGCCTTTCCGTCGCTTCCAGAGCCCTGCTTCGACTAGCTCTTTCGCTAGCTCGGGCGCGTCCGGGGACAGCATCGGGAGCACACGGTCTGGCACGACCCCATCGGTGAGATGGGCGCTCGACCATGAGCCGGCTACTGTCCACAGACCCACCGCTGCCAGCGATGCCGCCAGGCGCTTCGGGTGGCTGTGGAAGCCGTCGTCTATGCGAAACCAGGGCACTTGAGTGGTCCTTGTCTCTGATCGGTTAGCTGTCAGTCGGCCTTGAGGCCGAACGACGGCGCGTCAGGGTCGTAGCCGCCCGTCGGGGACGGCGGCTCCTTCGGGCGGCACGTGACACCGTTGGCGCCCTGCGCCCAGCAGTCCGGGCCGCCGGCCCAGCCGACGCCGTGCACGTGGCACCGGTGCCCGTCGCCGGGGTCGCGGCCGTAATCGAACGGCCTCGCGTCGGGTGTATGGCCGGTGAGTGCCTTGTAGCCGTGGACGGGTGCCTGCGGCGGCTGCGGCGGCCTGGTGGCGCTGGTCTGCGGCGCGTACGAGGCGGTTCGGGTCACGATCTGCACCGGCTGCGCCTGCTGTCTGGCCGCCTCGGCGCGGAGCACGCGTATGCGGGCGAGGAACCGTCCGCCGGACGTCACTGGATGGCCTTCAGCTCCCGCTGTATCCGGCCGCTGGCCATGTCTTCCGGCCGCCACACGGCCCAGTCCTGGCCTGCCGTGGTCAGCCTCTGGCCTATCTCCTGCTGCTGCGGCCTGAGCCTTCCCGTCGCCGTCTTGAGCTCGCGCAGCAGCATCCCGCGTGAGCCGACCATCACGAGGTCGGGCCATCCGGCGGCTGATCTCCGCGAGTCCGGGTTGTGGTACGTCCAGATGCCCAGCCATGCCGCCAGGTCGCATATGGCGGCCTGGAGCTGCGCCTCGCTCATCGTCCGCCATCGGTCGCTCCCTGCGTGGCTTCGGCAAGGGCGGCGACCAGGTCCCCGCGGCTGGTGAACCCGGCGAGGACGCCGGTCAGCGCCTCGAGGTCGCCGGAGGTGAGGATGGATGCGCGTTCGAGCTCGTCACCGGTCAGCTTCAGCCGCTTCGCCTGGTTGCGGTGGGCGGCACCGGCCCAGTGCGGGTACTCGTCGTTGCGGGTCCCGCCCGCGGCCTGCTGGCGCTTGGCAGCGGGTTCAGCCTGGGGGGAGGCTTCCGCGGGCGGGACGTTCGTGTCGTCGACGATCTCGGCGTCGACGATGCCGTCATCCGGCGGCACGGGGGCGGCCGGCTGGTGCGGCTGCGGCGCGGTGAGGCTGGTTGCGGTGGCGCTGGCGCGCAGCTGCTCGCGGCGGTACTCGGCGGAGGTGGGCACCCACGGCTCGAGGCGGCGTGCGGCGGTCTTCCACCACATCGACCGGCCCTTGAACTCGGGGTGGTCCTTGCCGCCGTCCAGCCGGTTCCACGGGCTGAAGGAGTCGCCAGGCCCGCTGTAGCCGCCCGCATCCCTCGCGGCGAGCACGTCGTCACGGGACAGCAGGACGACGCGGGACACGGCGCCGGTGGTGAGGATGGCGTAGGCGTAGACGCCGACCATCTCGCCGCGGCTGCGGCTGCCGCTCTTCCCGAAGAAGTCGGCGCCCGTCCTGCCCTCGCCGCCGGTGGAGTGGACCGGCTTGTCGTCGACACCCTCCACGTACCGGAACGAGTCGCCGGCGCACACCTCGCGGACGACGACGGAGGCGACCGCACCGGACCGGTACATGCGCTCGACGATCCCCCGGTAGCCCTCGATGCCGAGGATCTCCGGAACGCCCTTGCGCTTGCGGGGGGTGAGGTAGAACTCGTCCGTGCCGGGCTGGTGGCCGAGCGCCGCGCACCGCATCAGGGCGACGATGAGGGAATCAGGCGACCGGGTAGCGGCGTCCATCAGGTCCTTGTTGCCGTACAGCGCGCCCGCGGCCGTCCCGAGGAACGATGTCACGTCGACGTGCGTGGGAAGGACGGCGTCGAAATGCGTCTTGCGGCCCCACATGATGTTGATGGGCCCGTCGTCGCGCTTGGCGACGGCCTGGGAAACGGTGGTCACTTCTTCTCCTTCGGCGGGGTGGCGACGAACTTGTCGACGGTGTAGGGCTTGCGGACGGACTCGCGGACGTCATAGACGTCGCGGCGGGCGACGGGGACCTGTCCGGGGCCCTTGCGGACGATGCGCCGCGCGGAACCGGCCGCTTTCCGCATCTGCGCCTCGTAGAGCTTCTTGCGCCGCTCCCAGTGCCTGGAGTTGCGGACGGCGGCCTCGTACCAGGCGGCGAGCTGCGGGCCGATCTCGGCAGTGGTGTCCTCGACGGACGGGTGCAGGGCCTTCAGCGCGTCCAGCGTGGCCGGGCGCCAGTCGACGTCCGGTTCGTCGCCGAGGTCGAGCCGGTCCAGGAAGTCGCGGGCCTCGGCGCGCATCAGATTCAGGTCGGCCTGGGCGTCGTCGTCGAGCTGCACGATGTACTCGCGGACCTTCCAGTCACGGACCCGCAGGCAGGCGACATAGGCGACGTCGACGCCCATGACGTCCATCTGCCACAGCACCTGGCAGCGGTAATGAACGGGGATCTCGTCGGTACCCGGCTCGCCCCACTCGTCGCTGCCCGCGTCGGTCTTCGTCTCGAGCACGGCGATGGGCGTGAACTCTTCGATGGCGTCGCCGTACTCGAAGCCCGGGGGCCAGCCATCTGCCAGGAGGCGGTCAGGCGTCGCCATCTGCCAGGGACGCACGTGGTGCGTCCACAGTTCGCGGCCGTTGCCGATCACCGCAAACTCCGGGTGCGCCGCAGCGAACTTCCCGGCCACGTACGGCTCGAGGACGCGCCCGCGTTCCAAGGCGCCCGTATCTTCCGGGTCGGGCAGGTTGCCGAGCTTGGAGTGATAGAGGGCGTAGGGCGAGCCGTACGGCGACAGGCCCATCACGATCGCGATCTCGCTGGCCGTGATGCCCCGGCGGCGCGCCTCGAGCCATTCGGCCTCGCTGGCGGTCGGGATGAGTACGGCGGTCACTGATGCCCTTTCATCTCGGCGTGCAGCCGCTCGAGGTCGGCGTCGAACGCGTGGTCGTCGCGGAGGGTGGCGAGCGCGCGGCCGAGTGCGGCACGTTGGCAGCTGCGGCGTCCGCAGTCGCCGAGGCGGATAGCGTCGTCCAGGTCGGTGTGCCGCATCTCGCGGGCCATGGACAGGCCCGCGCCGACGACGCCGACCACGAGGACGGCGGCGACGATGTAGAGGATCCACATCAGGTCGTCGCCGCCTTCCTGCGTGCGTAGCGGGCGCGGGCGGCGAGAGACCGGGCGGAAAGGCATTCGATGCACGGCTCGGTGCCCTCGTTGCGGTGCCTGCGGTAGCCGGATTCGGTGCCGCACTTGGCGGGCCTGTTCCTGCCCTGCACGGCGCCGTTGGCGATGTCGGCGAGCAGCTGCCTGCGCCTGCGCCGGTCGAGTTCTTCCCCGGTGACGGTGTCGGCGTACTTGCGGGTGAGGCCGAGGATGTCGCTGATGTCGGAGGACTGGACGCCTGCGCGCCACAGCATGGCTTCGATTTCCTCGGCCAGGTCGGCGGCGATCACCACGCCTCCCCGAGGCCGAGCATGTCGATGAACTCCTCGAATTCGACGTGGCCGCGGGCGTGCAGTGCGACGGTGCGGATGGCCGGGACCACGTGCTCCGGGTCGATGTCGCCACAAAGGGGCGCAACCATGTCGGGGACCTGGCTCACCGGGTCACCTCCGTTCCGGAGATGCGGCGGATGATGCGGACGGCGGCGGGGATGGGCTGCCACACGCCGGTGGCGACCGAGGCGACGGTCCAGACGGCGAGGATGTAGGCGCCGACGATCCAGGCGCCGCCGCCGGAGGAGGTCGTGAGGATCACTTCCGGTCCTCCTGCCACGCCTTCACGGCCGCGTCGAACGCCGTCGCGCGGTACCCGGCGATGTAGGCGAGCAGGTTCCGCCGCTCGTCGTCGGTCAGCGACGCGATGAGAGCCAGACGCTCCTCGGCGGTCATGCCTGCTCGATCCCGGCGCGCTCGCGCCACTCGGCATAGGTCACGCGAGGTGCGAACATAGCCACCTCGGGCGTGCCGAGGATTTCGGTAAGCAGCTCTTCGAGGTGCTGGATCCTGGCGTCGCGTTCCAGGTTGACGTGCGCGGAGATCTCGTCGGAGGCGGCCTCGGCGATGTCGGCCCAGCCTTGGCGCGCGTCGTCAACGAGGTCGTCGAGCAGGTCCCACGGTCGTCCCCAGTCCTCGGTCGGGAACGCCTTCTGGAACGTCTCGTAGGCGGCCTGTCCGGCGGCGAGCCGGTCGCGCTCTTCGGGGGTGAGGGGATTCTCGTTGGTGCTCATGCCCGGCTCCCGTCTGCGAAGACACCCAGGCTGAACGTCTGGTAGGGGACGGCACGGGCGGCAGCCTTGCGGGCGACGCTGGCCATGGCGGGGAGCCTGAATTCACTGCTCAGCTGGCTCAGGTCGGTCTCGACGCCGATGGTGATCAGCATGTCCCGCGCCCGCCGCAGCTCGGCGTCCTCGCCGCCGACGGCGGACAGCGGCACGGCTCCGGCGACCTCATGAATGGCGGCGATGAGGTCGCGCAGTTGTGCGTTCTCGGCTTCCAGTTCGGATTTGGTCTTGCTCATCTGTGCTCCTGTAGGTTGGGGGTTGTCCCGGCGTTGCTCCTGCCGGGCGCGCCCCGCCGTCGTGAGCGGCGGGGCGCTTTTCATGCGGCTTGGCTGGTGCGGACGAGGCGGGACTTCTCCCACGCCACGACCTCGGCGAGCGGGTAGCGGATGAACTTGCGGCCGTCCCGGATGTAGTTCGGGCCGCGTCCGTCGCGCCGCCATTCCTTGAGCGCTTGCTCCGTGACGCCGAGCCGCTCGGCGAGCTGGGTGCTGGTGAGGTGGCAGACGGCGGTCATCGGCCGACCGCCTTTGCGAGCTTGTCCAGCAGCTGCTTGTACCGGGGGGCGTTCTCGGCTGACGGGCCCTGGCCGCTGGTGCC